TCTTCAATGTCTACTTCTTCTGCATCACCAACCTTAACAAAGACGTCAAAAGGATCATCTGGTATCGGATCAACTTTAGTTGCTAGAATATTTGGGTCTACTAATTCTTCTTCTTCACTCATTGAGCCACTTCCCATGCTTCTCGAAAAGTCCTGTCACTTGGCACTAACTCCACTGGAACAATACGCATAATGGTTCTGTTTCCCTTGTAGTCACGCCAAACGCTAGGCTCTACGTCTTTCATAATTAAATATTCTATTGCTTGTTCTTCAGTCATAGCCCCAATAGGCTCCGCCGTATGATGCTCTTGTGGTGCGCCTTCTGGCTTTAATCGGTCACGATGATAAGTTTCTATAGGAGGCAAAATACCACCCTCTAACGCACAAGCCATCCAATTAGGATCAGGACATAAAACAACCGCCGTTTGATCAGGCTGATCTGGTATTTCATAAATAACACGATACTTTGACTGCACCTTTTTTAGTTTAGATTTAGCATCACATAGTCGATCAAATAAAGTTTCAGACATGTCTAATCACCAATAATTACTATATTGATATGGTTACTATCATAATACGAATTTGCAGGTTGCCATTCCGTATAGAACGTAAAAGAACTGGTGGCGTAAGATTGAGGAAGTATAACACGACCACCATAGTTAGGTAATGCACCCCCTGCCGCACCGCTAGCAGAATAAGAACTATTTGCTGTATTAGAAGAGAAGTTACTGCGAAAATAACCAGTACCCAAGTCGGAAACGCTTGATTGATTTAAACTGTCACGAACACTTAGCGTTCCAATAGAATTAAAGTTAGTCCAAACTTTTGCTGTGCTTTGCGATCTAACATTGCCGCTTACTTCAAGTCCATAACTTTGTGATCGTGCTTTCCATACTCCATTATGGTACATATAGGCGTAAGAGTTACGAGAGGCATAAAACATCCACTCGTTATCAACATCGTTAAATATACCCACGTTGTTGCCGTTGTCGTGCATAAACACCATACGACCACCAATGTTATAACCTTCCCAATTGCCATGCGCTCCACCGTCGATCTGAATAGAGCCGTAGTTACCTGAGACTGGTTGGAAGTAGCCGTTGCCAGTGTCGCCTAGTCGGACGCCTGTTGTATTGATTGTAACCTCTTGGGAGTTTGCTGTACGCATACGAATTTCATTTGTAGCAAACTGTATATAAGTATCAGTATCGCCAGTGTGTAAAAGGGCGTTACCCATGTAGACGTTATTGGTAGTAAGGTCACCGACACCACTTATACTATTATTGTTTAAATTTAAAGCAGAACCCATGTAGACAGTGCCAGAAGTGTACCAGTTAAGATACATGTTACCATTGGCGGCACTATCCATGTGGAGGTTGCCAGAAGAGTTCCTTATTCTTGAAATGTTATTACTGTTAGCAGTAGTCCAACCACCAATATACAAAGAAGCGTTGTATGAACTGTTAGTAAAACGCAAACCTTCTGTGTCTGTAGCAGACCAACTATAAGTCACTCCTGCGTTAACAGTGTCATCAGCATCACTTCTGAGAAACGAACTGCCATGAACACCGTCTAGTAAATCAGCATCTAAACCAGAACCCGAACCGTCATTTGATTGGTTCCAAACCTTATATTTATTTCCCCCTAGTGACCATCCACCAATAGCAAGATTATTTGTTGACCCATCAAGACCAAAATAAAAAGCATAATCACCTGCAACATGAAATTGCATAAAAGCATCTGCCCCTGCGGTATCTTGGTAAACTTCTAAGGTTGCTTGATCACCGCTTGTACTTTCAATAGCGTCTGCGCTTTGATAACTATGCTGACCACTTGTCATTGTTGAGCTTACGTTATTTCTTAAAAACGCTGTGCTGTCTAATCCATCGAGTGTGTCAGCGTTAGATCCACCACCTGCATTCTGCCATGTTGGTGCAGATCCAGAACCATTAGAAGTTAATACCTGACCAGACGTACCATAGTTAGCACCACCCAAGCCAATCTGTCCTGCCGATCCTATACGTAGACGTTCTGAGTTCCCGCCAGCATAAAACAATAACTCTGCACTATTAAGTGCCTTACCCTGTGAGCCAATGGCTGCACCAGATGTAGACGTTCCCGATGTAAACTGAAGTCTTGGCCCATCATTAAGAGTTGTGCCAGTGTTTCTAATCCTCAAAGTATCAACAACACCCGAACCATTAGTTGACGAACCGATAATGTCTAACTTTGTATTTGCGCTTGTGTTGTTAATCCCAATATTACCATCCCCAAGGATGCGCATAAGAGATGTGCCAGACTTGTTTGCAAAGTCAGCAGCGTAGTTTCCGCTGTCGTCCCCAGCTTTTACAGAAATACCATAAGAACCAGTGGCGTGATTGTTTTCAAATCTAGCAACTAAGTTATCTGAAGCTGTCGCCAAGACATCCAATTTAACGCCAGATACAGAACTTACCCCAATCCCCACATTGCCATCACTCAAAATACGCATGGCTTCAGTAGAACCTTGGGTAAAAATAGTATCTTGCGGAACTGTAATGTCTAAATCACGACCACCATTTTCTACTTTTATAGTAGAAGCGGCAAAACCGTTATCAGTATCTTCAATGCTTATTGTTGGGTTAGCTGTTGATGTAACACTCAAACCACCAAACGTAACACTTGCTGTAGTTGCGACATCTTGTCCAATAGCAACGTCATCAGCATTTACTGTAACACCTGTACCTGCACCGACAGCAAGGGTGCGATTAGCAGTCAGATCACCTCCCCCGGTTAAACCATTACCTGATGTAACAGTAAAAGACGTAGCAACCTTGCCGTCAAGTGCAGTCTGTAGCCCATCCACATTAGAGATTATGTGAGCATGGGAATCATCTACTACAGCAGTTGTCATATTGACATTACCTGAACCATCAAAGGAAACTGTACCTGTTACATCTCCTGATAGTTGTATATCTCTTGCTGTAGCTAAAGCTGTTGCTGTGTCTGCGTTACCTGTTACATCACCTGTCAGGTCACCTGTGACATTACCTGTGACATTGCCAGTTAGGTTACCTGTGACGTTACCTGTAAGTGGTGCGGTAACACCTGCAAATGTTGGGGAGGCTGTAGTACGAATATCTTGTACTGTATCAAATGTTGTACCAGTAAGTGTTAAACTGTCACCTGCCTGATACACAGTAGTTTCTGCAACCTCTGCAAAAACAATATTAGTAGTACCAAATACGATTGTACCTGCTGTACTTAAAACATCTAAGTGACCTGCATTAGTAGAACCTTCTTTGATGAAGAAAGCATCACCCTTACCAAAGGCATCAGGATCAGACGGTGCTGAAGTATCTGTGTCTGTAGAACGAGTTAGTACCCACGCAGTAGAGCCATCACCTACTGTCGTTACAGTATATACACCATTTTGTGTTTGGTCTGTTTGGTTAGCGACAAGAACACGATCATTTAATACCATGTTTACGCTGTCTATAACTAATGCTGCGTTTGTTCCTGCATTAGTAAGCGTAGCCCCTACACCTGATGAACCATTGTTGTAAGTAGCATTTAGGTTACTAGGATGTTCAGCACGTACTGGAGTATGATAGTGTAGACCTGCAGATGCAATAGTGTCTACGTACTGTTTAGTAGCCGCCTGTAAAGCAGCACTAGGATCAGCATTAAGTGTTACTATTCCTCCAGATGTTATATTGTTGAAGGTGACATTGTCAGATGTACCTACAGCTTGTCCTATAGAAATAGCACCATCTGAGTATGTAACACCTGTACCGCCAGATAGATGAGAGTTTACTCTGGCATCTGTATAGTATTGATTAGTAGAACCTTCAGATAAATCATCTGTATCAAAGTTAGAAAGAGAAACATCTGCTAAGTTACCACTAGCATCTTTGAATACAGCTTTATCTGCAGGATATGTCATAAAGACATCTTTAGTTCCTGCACTAAAGTTAACGGCTGATGTACCATTAGATCCAGCTAGAACAGTTGTACGAGTTAAGGTGTTACCTGTGTTCCAAGTTCCTACACCCACTTCCCATTCATCTGTTCCTGCTACAGTATGAGAGATAGTATAATAAGTAGTATCTCCATTTGACATGTAAGATTGAAACTGATCAAACGTAGCAGAAGTGCCACCTAAACTGATAGCACCTGTGCCTGTAGTTGTAGTTTCTTCTTTTACACGATCTTTTAGTACAAAAGCCATTTATAGAGCCTTATTATGTTATGCGGATAACTGCGTTAGATGCGTCCTGCGTTGGGAATACTACAGTGAAATCACCATTAGTTGCTGTAACTGTACTGCCAAAATCAAAAACTGCAATAGCTTTATTTGCCTGTGATGCGTTATATATAATAGCACCATCTGCAGATATGGTTAAAGTAGAAAATACTTCATCTGCAAAGTCAATAAAAGCAGTGCTTCCAGATAGATTAATAATGCTAGAACTACCATCAGTAGGCCCACCTAAGTTTTGCCCACCTGCACTGTAGTTTGTACCAGTAGCTTCATCACTGTTACCTGTCACGTCAGAGTAGTTTGTAGTTGCAGCACCATATGTACCTGTAGGTGTTGCTTTAATTAGAGCTATTTTTAATGTGTCTGTGTCTAAGTCGTGAACACCCCCAAGTAGCTCTTGCTTGAAGCTGTTGCACATTGCCGTTGTAATTGCCATTTGAGAATGTCCTCTATGTGTTTAAATGCACAAAGAGGCCAGCATATAGCCAGCCTCTAAGTTTAACTTGATTAAGCAGCGTTGTAGATAGCTGACACCAATGCTTGTGGGCGTAAGATTTTACGTCCGTAAAGGTGCATACCACGTACAATGTCTGCAAATGAGTCAGGATCTCTGTAGTTCTCAACTTTGTTGATCTGCTCTGCAGTAGCTACAGCTTCTTGCTGACCAGCTAAGATCACACCGTAGTTAGCGTCTTGTGCTAGTGAGCCTGATGTACCTGGACCTGTACCTTTAGCAGGTAGGTTGTTAGATACGTGTACTGCGAAGCCATGTAAGTTGTTCATTACAAGACCGTTCTGTAGACCTGCTCCACCGAAGTCTGCGTTGAGAAGACGTGAGTCTTCATCTTTTAGCATTTCCATGAATACTGGATCTACTACCAACCAACGTCCACGTGAGTCAACATTCGCTGTGTCCATTTGACGTGCCATACGAGCTACGACTGTCAATGGTGATACAGTGTCTGAAGATAGTGAAGTTGCTCCTGGCAAACGTACTGCTAGTGGAATAGAGTCACCAGTAGCGTATGCTGTTGATGCAGAGTCAGCAGAACCTAGTTGACCCATATCAGTAGCATCCAACTGGTTAGCAATTAAAAATTCACCGTTGATTTCACCTGCTGTTGGGTGCTGTGCAGTTCCTGATACAGTTGTGATTAATGCACCTGCTGTGGTGTAGCCTGACATGTAAGATAGTACGTCTACGTCAATAGCGTCTGCCATTTTATATGCTGCTCTGTCTGCAGCTAGGCTTACGAAGTCAACGTGTGAGAACTGCTCTTCAATGTCATCCATTTTGAAAGCAAAATAGTTAGCTTTGTCAATGGTTAGCTGGAAGTCACTGTCATCTAACTTCTCTACAGAAATAGCTGTGTGACGCTCTAGCGCATTAACAGTTACGTCTGGCTCTTTTTGGATGCGTACAACGTCACCCTGATTTGCAATGTCACCAAAGTATGAGTTATTAGTGATTGCGCTAATCACAGAGGCTTTTCTTAAAGCAATCTGTGCTTGTTTGGAGTACATAATTGGGCTGAAGTTGCCGTCAAAGCCTCCACTTGCTGATGTAATAGCCATAGTTAAAATCTCCTTATAGATATGGCGTGAGTTTAGTACACTACATATCCACCATGAAGAGGCTCTTTGTATTAGGGTAGTCAGCTATGCTTTGAGAATGCGCTTTCTCGTTGCGCTGGGCCTATACTCTGAGGTAAGTCTTGTTGTGTGGCTAGTGCTTGATTAAGCATACACACATTAACTGTTGTGTATATGCTATAGTTTTATCTACAATATATAGTTTGTCAACTATTTTCTTGACATATCGTAAATAAATCTTCCGTTACGTTGAGCATCAAGTATTTCTTCCTGACGCTTCTCGTATTCTTTAATAGACATTGCAGCTACCTGTGACTCTCGTATATACTTACTTGCTTCATCTGCTTCAGGTTTAGCTGCTCCTTTTGTCTTAACTGAAGAAGCTGCTGCTTTGTCAGAACTGTTAGTCTTTTTAGTTACTATTCCTGTATCTACTTTATATAGATCAATTACACGTGCTACTGACTTAGCATCTTCAGTATTCTCGTACAAAGCATCTTGTACCCATTTAGGTTGTTGCTCTGCCCATTTGTGAAATGCATCGTCTTCACGTATCTGAGAAAAGTCAGGATGCATACTAGCTAATTCAGCTTCTGCCTTTTCACGTTTAGCTGTAATACGTAATTCTTCAAACTCAGCCATACGATCTTCTAGATCTTTAGCTGTAGACTTAGATTTCTTATCAGCTATAGTCTCAATGATGCTTGCTACATCGGGATACTCTTTAGACCAAGCCTCTAACTCTTCATCAGTTTTAGGAAGTATGAGTTCATTCTTTGTTGCTTTATCTAGCTGCGCTTGTAGTGCTTCTAGTTTTGCGTTGAACTCTTCTTCTTTTTTCTGTGTGTGCCTACGTAAATCACCATAACGTTTCTTGAAGTTTTTCTCTTCTGCACTTAGTTCGGATTCATCTTCTTGTGCTTCAACTTTTGGTTTTTCTTCTTGTTTGGTATCACCCTCTGCCTGTACTGGTTCAGCTTCAGGCTCTTCGCTACTGGGTTTATCTTCAGTACTTTCTTCATCTGTAATACCTAGTGCTTCTTTCTTCAGAGCTAGAAGCTCTTCTTCATCTTTCTTGATACGTTCTTCATTACTTAGGTATCCTCCTCTTCCCATCATTACTTTTGGGATTTCAGGTTTTACCATAGGGTTTGGTTTTGCTGTTTCACTTGTAGCCATTTGTTTTCTCCTTATGCTGGGGTCAGCCGTAGCTGAGTGGCCTTATAGTTATTTGGATTTATTTTTTATTTTTAGTAGCTTTCTTCTTTTTACTTTGCATTAAACCGCCTTTTTCAAAACCTCTTATAATACCTCTGTCCATATCTTTTAAAACTTGTTCTGTTCTAGCTGCTGCTTTCAATGACTCAGTTCTTTCTTCTCTTGAAGCTCCCCTATCTCTCATATCTTTCATTAATTTTTGAGTGTTTTGTCTTGCTTGTTTAACTCTATCAGACATTTCATTTACAGGAGTAGGTTGAGGTGTAGATACCCTATCTCCAAAAGCTATTTCAGCAGCTTCTTTTGATGCCTGTTCTACTTGCTTCATTATTTCAGGATCAAGACCAGATACTTCGGGTGTTGTTACCTCTGGTTCATAAACATCTTCTACAGGAGCTAAAAACTTTTCTGGATCTGCTATAGCAGCAGCAACAAAAGCCTCATTGTCTTTTGGTTTTGCTATCATCTTAGCTGGTTCTTTACCAAAAAGTCTTTCTATAAATGTAGACTCACCTTCTATTTCCATTAGATTGTTTAATTTCATTCTATCTAGATCAGTAGTAGCAGGATCATCTAAACGTCTTTGTACTTCTGATTTAAGTTTTCTAGATTGATCTGCCATTGCTACTTTCATAAGGACACCCATAACAGGGTTTGAAGCCATAGCAAGTTTTGATACCATGTTTGTTATTTTAGAGTCTTGCTGACCTGATACCATATCTGTTAGTTCTTGTACAGAAAGCTGTTTATAGTTTATTCCCTCTGGCATTGGCATAGAAGGTTTATCATCCCTGTCACTAGGAGTAGCCACAGAAGGTGAAGGTGTTACAATGGTAGATACAGGGTAATAACCTACAGGTATATCTGTAGTAGGTTCACCATCAACAAAAGTAATAACTATCTTGTGTCCTGCATCATTCATGTATTCTCTAAGTTCAACCAT